GCCCTGCAATGAACGCATTGCCCGACACTAAGATGCTTAACAAGATGTCTGAGACAACTATTCGTGCGGCGCAAAAGCAAATCGACCCGCCCCTTATGGTTCCCGACGATGGCTTTATGCTTCCTGTTAGGACAACACCTGGCGCGCTAAATTTCTACCGCTCTGGCACACGCGACCGTCTTGAGCCATTGCAGATCGGGGCGAATAATCCGCTTGGCTTAAACATGGAGGAGCAACGCCGGAACGCAATACGCCAATCTTTCTTTGTCGATCAGCTGTTGATGTCGAATGGCCCAGCCATGACCGCAACAGAGGTGTTGCAGAGGAACGAAGAGAAGATGAGGCTCCTCGGACCAGTTCTCGGTAGGCTCCAGGCTGAGTTGCTTCAACCCCTGATCTCTCGATCCTTTGCACTGCTCCTTCGGTCTGGGCTCCTCCCGCCTGCTCCGGAGGAGCTACAAGGCCAAGACATTGATATTGAATACGTTTCTCCGCTTGCAAAAGCTCAGAAGATGACAGACCTGCAATCTATGTTGCGCGGGTTTGAGGTATTGTTGCAGATGCAGCAAATTGCTCCGGTCATGGACTACCTAGATGATGATAAGTTGGTGAAGTACCTGGTGGAAACCACAGGTATTCCTGCGCGTGTTATCCGTAGTGACACAGAGGTTAGCGATCTTCGTCGCAGGCGAGCAGAGGCAGAAGCTCAACAAGCTCAACAGCAACAACAAATGATGCTTGCGGAGCAGGCCCAGAAAGCTGCGCCTATGGCGGAAGTTGTTTCTGTGGCTAGGGAGCGTGGACAAATATGAAAAAGGTAGAGGAATTAAAGTTAGCTTATCGTCGGACCTTTGGGACGGATGATGGCGCACAGGTTTTAGGTGATCTCAAAAAGCGCTTTAGCTTTGAGACAACCACTTTTGTTTCTGGCGATCCACATCAATCAGCGTTTGCAGAGGGTCAACGAGCAGCAGTGCTTACTATCGTCAGAATGTTGGCCGAAGAACGCAGTCCCGAACAGGAAAACAAATGAACGAAGAGACAACCCTAGACACAGGATCTCAAGAAGTCGCGGATGCAGTAGTAGCTGAGTCGGTAGTAACTGAGCCTGTAGTGGAACAAACGCAAGCTGCACCTGAGACAACAGGTAGCTGGCTCGACGGCCTTGAAGATCAATACAAAAGTAACCCGCTAATTAACAAGTGGGAGTCTTTAAATGATTTTGCAAAGACGCACCTTAACGCGCAAAAGCTTATTGGCGCAGACAAAGTTGCTATACCAGGTAAGGCTGCTACAGACGAGGAATGGCAGAGCCTTTATCAAAGACTAGGTGCTCCAGAAGATCCAAACCAGTACGAGGTGGAGCAAACTGATGTTTTTGATGAAGCTTCATTTACTGCCTTTAGAAACAAAGCGTATGAGATTGGTTTGTCTAATAAGCAGGCGCAAGAAATTGCAGGCTTGTATCAGGATCAGATAGCCACTGGCCGCGAGGCTCTTAATCAGCGCGCAGAGGAAGCTAGGTTTAACGGTGAGCAAGAATTGCGTAAAGAATTTGGGCAAAACTTTGAGCAACGCCTTACCCAAGCACAAGCTGCGGCCCGCACGGTTATGGGTGATACCGCAATCTTTGAAGAAATAAAGTTAGCAGACGGTCGAGTTTTAGGCGATCATCCTGCTATCATTAGGACATTCTCCCGCGTTGCAGAAATGCTAGGAGAAGATGGTTTGGTCGGGGAACCGACTGATGTTGTTATGAGTTCGCAAGACGCAAGGCAACTCATTGCAGAACATATGCGGCCTAATACGCCGTATACAATTGCTGGACACCCAGAGCATGACATGGCGGTTGCCGAGGTCTTGCGCTTGCGTGGCTATGTATAGTGGATAACCGAAAGGCCCACGCGGTAAGCTTGTCAGTCAAGCGGAGTAGTTGCCCTAAGCAACAGCAAGGCCTCTTCGGGGATAACCATGCGCAGCAACCTTAACTGTAATAGAGCATAGGAGAGACCAAAATGTCTTCTCAAATTACTACAGCTTTTGTTAATCAGTTTTCTGCAAACATCCAAATGCTGTCACAGCAAATGGGTTCTCTGCTGCGTAACGCGGTAGATGTAGAAAGCGTGAATGGCGAAAAAGCTTTCTTCGACCAAGTGGGCGCAGCTGCTGCTGTCCTGCGAACCTCGCGCCACGCCGATACGCCTATTGTGGACACTCCACATTCGCGCCGGATGGTAACAATGTCTGATTATGAGTATGCCGATCTGATCGACGATCAGGACAAAGTGCGTTTACTCGTTGATCCGACTTCAACATATAGCCGTGCTGCTGCTGCAGCTATGGGCCGCGCAATGGATGATGTTATCCTTTCTGCTGCTCTTGGTACAGCCCAGACAGGTAAAGACGGCTCATCATCAACGTCATTGCCGTCAACTCAAAAGATCGTACACGGATCTGCTGGCTTGACCCTTGCTAAGTTGATTGAAGCTAAGGAAATACTTGACAGTGGCAACGTCGATCCTTCGATTACGCGCCATATCGTTGTTTCTCCGGCACAAGTTAGTGATCTGTTGAACAACACAACTGTAACTTCAAGCGACTACAACACTGTCAAAGCTTTGGCGATGGGTGAGATCAACACGTTTGTTGGCTTTAACTTTATCGTTTCAAACCGTTTGGCTGTGGACGGTAACTCTGACCGCCGAGTAATTGCGTTTGCATCTGACGGCATCAAGTGCGCTATTGGCAAAGAGCCTTCAGCACGGATTGATGAACGCGCAGATAAATCCTACGCAACTCAGGTCTATTATTGTCAGTCAGTCGGTGCGACGCGGATGGAAGAGTCCAAAGTCGTTGAAATCGCTTGTAACGAATAAGGAGACTGAAAAATGGCTACTGTATATTCTGCACAACGCACCAACTCACGCGCTACACCCGCAGTGATGAACCAATCTAATGAGCTTAGTGGACGCATCCGCATAGCTTATGGAACATACGAAGCATCTTCACTGGCGGCAGCTAGTGAAATTGAGATGTTTGTTTTGCCTGATGGCGCACGCTTGGTTCAAGGCAACCTAGCATATGACGCGCTTGGTAGCGGCACAACACTGTCTGTTGGCTATGCGGCTCACACAAATGCAGCTGGTACAGCTGTGTCTGCGGCGGCGGCAGCTTACAAGGCAGCGGCGGCGTCAACATCTGCTCAAAAGGTAGACGTTCTTGCAACTATCGCTCTAGGCTCCGGCACAGAGACTGATACAAACGAGGACGGCGTAGCAATTACCGTAACAAACGCGGGGACTGCTACTGGCTCTATTGAGCTAACTATCATGTATGTGGTAGACTAATAAGAGCGGGGGCGGTTCGTCGCCCCCTCTCCCTTATGGAGATAGCAGATGACCAGCGTTGTAGATATTGCCAATTACGCCTTAAACTCTTTGGGTGCTTCTAACATTACGTCACTTGGCGAGAACAGTAAGCCAGCCCGTATTGTTAATCAGCGTTACGAATCTGTGCGTGACAGCGTGTTTAGGTCTCATCCCTGGAATTGCTTGATACAAAGAGCGGAGCTTGCGCAAGAAACGGATGCTCCTGTTTATGGTTATGCCTACAATTACGCTTTACCATCTGATCCATACTGTTTGCGTGTGCTACAGTTTAGCAATGGGTCTATGACCTACCCTTATGATAATATGCGCAGCAACAATGATACACCGCCATTTATAATTGAAGGTCGCAAGCTTCTGACAGATGAAGGCACAGCCAAGATTAAGTACGTTGCTCGCATTACCGATCCCCAGCAATACGATGCTGGGTTAATTGAGGTCTTGGCCTCTCGCCTAGCGTATGAAGTTTCTTACGCAGTCACTGGATCAACAACTGTTCGCCAAATTGCTGCGGCAGACTTTGATCGAAAGCTAAAAGATGCACGTTTTGAGGACGCTACCGAAGGCGCGCCAGAGCGCATTGAGGCAAGCGACTTTATAGAAGCGAGGTTCTAAATGGCCCGTTCCTCACTAGCCCTTAGCACCTTTACATCTGGCGAGATTTCGCCACGCCTTGAAGGGCGCATAGATATTGAAAAGTATCGCTCTGGGCTTTCAGATCTAACAAACATGATCGTGCAGCCTCACGGCGGCTTGACCCGTAGGCCAGGCACAGAATACTTGGGCGCGGTTAAAGATAGCTCTGTTAAGACGCGGCTAATCCCTTTTCAGTTTAAAACGTCAGACACTTATATACTAGAGTTCGGCCACCAATATATGCGGGTTTTCCGCAACGGGTTGCAGGTTTTAACAGGATCTGCAAAGAGCATTACGGCCGCAACAAAGGCAAATCCTGCTGTTATTACAAGCTCTAGCCACGGTTATAGCAACGGTGACGAGATCTATCTGGACGGCGTAGGTGGAATGACTGAGCTAAACGGGCGCAACTACATTGTAGCCAATAGCACATCAAACACTTACTCATTAAAAGACCTTTTTGGAAACAGTGTTAATTCAACGGGTTACACAACTTACACATCTGGCGGCTCTACTGACGAAATCTACGAAACGGCAACGCCCTATAGTTCGTCCGATGTCTTTAGTTTGCGCTTTGCTCAGTCTGCGGATGTTATGTATTTCGCTCACCCGAGTTACGCTGTTCGCACACTCTCGCGCACAAATCATAATGCTTGGACGTTTGCCACACCAACTATTAACGAAAACAATACGCCTGTTTTAACAACTGCTAACAATTACCCTAGCGTTGTTACGTTCTTTGAGCAGCGGCTGGTTTTTGCGGCAACCAACAACAATCCTCAAACGCTGTGGTTTTCCAAAAGTGCTGATTATTTAAACTTTCACACCGGAGCCAGTGCTGACGATGCCTTAATCTATACTATCGCATCCAACCAGGTAAACAGTATTCGTTATCTCTCGGCCACGCGAGTGCTGACAATAGGCACATCTGGCGGCGAGTATGTTCTGACAACAACAAACGATGGTCCGATTACTCCAACAACCACTCAGATCCGCAAGTATTCTAACTATGGGTCTGCAAATATTGAGCCTGTCCAGGTTGCGGATGTTACGCTTTTCCTACAGCGCGGCAATAGAAAGGTCCGTGAGTTTAAGTATGTTGGTGAGGTTAATACTGCTGGCTATCAAGCCCCAGATATAACTGTTTTAGCAGAGCATATTACTGAGGGCGGTGTGGAAGGGTTTGCCTACCAGCAGGAGCCAGAGAATATTGTTTGGTGTATTAGGGCTGATGGCACACTTTTGGGTTTGACGTATCGCCGCGAAGAGGCCGTTGTCGCATGGCATAAGCATGTGATTGGCGGGGAGTTTGGTGGGGGTCAAGCGGTTGTTGAAAGCATCTCGACGCTTCCGACTGACACTGGCAACGATGAGCTTTACATGATCCTGAAGCGCACAATAAACGGGCAAACAATGCGCTATGTTGAGGTAATGAAAAACTTTGACTTTGGAAGCGCCACAACCTCTGCGTTTTTTGTTGACAGCGGCCTTGCTTATGCGGGTTCTGCTGTGTCCGGCTTTAGTTCGCTTTACCATTTAGAGGGTGACGATGTTTCTATCCTAGCCAATGGCGCAAGTCACCCTGATAAAACTGTATCTAACGGGGCAATCTCCTTAGACTTTTCCGCTACAAGCGCGGCAATCGGGTATGGCTACACTTCAAGTATGCAGACGCTGCGCATAGAAAGCGGATCTCAAGATGGCATTTCTCAAGGCAAGCCTAAAAGAATTCACGGCATTACAATGCGTTTGTTTGAAACTGTTGGTGTTGAGATCGGAAATGATGCTGGCGAAATAGACCGCGTTTTCTTTCGCGATAGCTCGATGGCTATGGATGAGGCTGTGCCTTTGTTCACTGGTGATAAAGATATTGAATTCCAGGGTGGGTTTGATGACGATGATAGGATATACTTGCAACAGACACAGCCCTTGCCACTTACAATCTTAGCGTTGTACCCAAGAATGAATACGTTTGACAAATGATGGCAGTACCTCTCACTAGATCGCACGTTTTATACGCAGCGAAAAATGCTCCTAAGCAAAACGATGCGCAGCTTGGCTTGGTCCTCGCCGCGCTTCCTACGTTTACGGTTCCAGGTCGAGGCCTAGCGTTTCTTGGTGAGGGTAAGGTGTACGCTGTTACTGGTTTGGCTCCCTTGTGGGACGGAGTGTCAGAGGCTTGGTTTATACCAACAGAAGACATGCAGCATAAGAAGGTGCAGACAATACGGCTTGTCCGCCGTGAGCTAGACGCAGCGATTGAACGATTGAAACTGCGCAGGGTGCAGGCTGTTGTGCGCTCGGACTTTGACGGCGCGCACAAGCTGGCTAAGTTCTTGGGCTTTCAAAGCGAGGGCTTGATGAAACAGTATGGGCCTGACGGTCTTGACTATGAGAGGTACGCCAAATGGATCCAATGACGGCACTAGCCATTGCCCAAACGGGCCTGTCCCTACTTGGCGGCGTTAATGATCAATCTGCGGCTAATCGTGCAGCGGCAGCGCAACAGCGCATAGGCGAGTTTAACGCACAGATTATTGAGCGCGATGTAAACCTCTTGGAAAACCAGCGCACAATCATAAACAATAACACTCTTATATCTAATACGCGTAAGAGGAAACAGTTTCGTGATGTGCAGGGCGAGGTTGTTGCCAACTATTCCTATGGGGGGATCGACATTGCTGTTGGAACCCCTATGTCAGTCTTGCGTGAAAACGCCAGAGAGCTTGAGTATGAGATAACGGTTGATAAGTTTAACAACTACGTCACAAATATGCAGATCAACGATGCCCAGGAAGATGCGAAGCTAACGGCGCAAATGTCCCGCATGGAAGCTGGCGCGAGTGCAGCAGCTATGCGCGCACAAGGAACAGCAAGCTTAATCTCAAGCTTCGGACAAGCGGCAAAAATTGGTTATAACAGCAACATATTCGGAAGCGGAACGGCTCAGACTACCGGGAGTACAACCACATGAGAATTCCTACATACACAGCCGGATCGCAAATGACTTCGGAAGCCCCCGGTCGCAGCTTTCGGACTAGGGCAAACGCACAGCCTTTTGTGCAGCAGGCCCAGGCTCAAAATGCGATTGCAGGCGCTGTCATAGGTCAAGCGGCAGAGTTTACAGCGATGCGGTACAAGGCTGCGCGTCAAACGCAACTTAGCGAAAAACTTTTAGCTGGTGAGGAGTCACTTCGGGAAGAGGCGGATAGACTTTCAAAAATACAGACGGGTAAGCTTGGCAGCGTGTTTAACGAAGGTGGCCCAGAAGATAAGGGTCTTTGGTCTCAGTCTACTAAATCTGTGCGCGAGAAACTTCTTTCAGACGTTACTGATCTTGAGACACGGCGCATACTTAACGACCGTTTTGGGCAGATGGAGCTTACTCAGAGGTTTTCTTTGCGCAATACAATTGACAGCAAGATTACTGCTGCAAACGCCGCTGCCCGCACGGAAACTCTAAACCGAGGAGCATCTGCAATTGCTGGAGGAAACGACATTGCAACACTCTCTTTGACCTTGCAAAATATTGGCGTTGATTCAATTCAACTTGCCGAGCTAAAGCTTGGAAACCCAAGTGCGCTAAAAAGGCAAGAGTACGCGATGCTGTACAATGGCGTTATAGGTGCTGTTCAAAACTATGTATTCAGCAGCCCTTCAAGAACAGAAGCCGTAGAGGGACTACGCAAGGCAGAGCGTGAAAGAGATCCCACATTTGCAGGAGCGGGGCAGTATGCCTATGCGGCCTTAAATATGCTTAGTGTAGAGGACAGGGCAAAGATACTTGGCAGTGTTGTCCAGACATCACGGTTTATAGACGCTCCTACTTTAGAGGAGCAGAAGCAACAGAAGCTAGTTGAAGCAGGAATGGTATCTTTTGTTGAGCAAGTTGACGTTACGACTGAGCTTTTAGAGGATGGCGTAGATGTTCCACTTGCGGATTTACAAAGGCTACAACAGGCGGGTTCAAATTTTGCTGAGTTAGCGCCTGATAAAGCACAATCCATTGCAGCCGCGCTTGCGGATCTAACTACCTTTACTAATCTAAAAGATGATTTAAATGAATTCGGCAGTCCGGCAGCTGTGGCTGATGTTGTAAAAAAAGCTTTTGAAGGCGCATATTCGGGCGACCCAAGCTCGCCCGACACTAAGGCAGATTTAAGAGCTGCAAAATTTGCCAGAAATTACCAAGAAAAGATGGTTACGGCCCTTCAAGAAGACCCTATGCGCTGGGCGCT